CAGGCCAAGCAGCATTGCAAAATTACGGTATCCAACAATCAGGCGCTAATGCGGGTATTCAAGGTATTGCGTCTTTGGGCGGCATGGCAGCAATGTATTTCTAATGCTTGGGTTAGCGTTCTCAGGTGGAAAGGATTCTTTAGCGTGTTGGTATTTGTACCGTGAAAAGAATCCGATTGTTTTTTGGGCAAATACAGGCAAGGTTTATCCTGAAACGATGAAAATCATTGAACAGGTTAAAGCAGATGCAGTTGAGTTTATTGAAGTAAAGTCAGATCAAGAGCAGCAAATTAAATTTTATGGTTATCCAAGCGACGTTGTGCCGGTTGACCATAGCCTTGAAGGTATGCAATTTTCAGGCGATAAACCAGTACGAGTACAGAGTTATTTAAATTGCTGTTGGGCAAACGTAGGGCAACCTCTGACAGAGGCAATTGCAAAACGTGGCATTACGCATTTGATTCGTGGTCAACGGCTTGATGAAAGCCACAAATCCACGGCTCGGCACGGGTCGGTAGTTGATGGTGTAACTTACATTCAACCGATAGAAACATGGACTAAAGAGCAAGTTTTGGCGTTTTTACGGACACAATGTCAGTTACCAGAACATTATGCAATCGACCATTCAAGCCTTGATTGTTACGATTGCACAGCGTATTTGGCGAACTCAGCGGATCGAGTGGCATGGATGAAAGAAAAACACCCAAATTTGCATGAAAAATATAAAATAAACATGGCGGCACTAAAGTCTGCCTTGTTGCCTACTTTAGAGTTACTAAGGAATTGCGATGCTTAATCAATACGTCAACATGACTCCACAGCAAAAAATGGCTCAGATGCTGCAACAGCAACAGCAAACTACTCCATTGCAAGGTCAAGACATGGGGCAAATGCCGCAAGCTCAGAATCCTATGGCTGGCGCACAGAACGCCATGAGTATGTACGGGCAAATGCAAAAACAGAATCAAATGCAAGATATGCAAGATTACATGGCTCGACTTAAATTAGGTCAAGCGCAGACTGGCGGTATGTTTGATTCGGCTAACGCTCAAGCGCCAATGCAGACTGCAAACAATTACACGGGGTAAGTCATGGATTTAGACTACAACACTCGACTAGCGGCAATTCAGCGTAACGAAAAGTTAGCGCAGATTATGCAACAGCAAGCGTTTCAGCCAATTGATATTCAAAGCTATCAAGGTATTCAAGCGCCTATTTCACCATTATCTGGTCTTGCAAAAGTTTTGCAAGCCTACATGGGCGCACGAGGTACGAGCGATGAAGAACGCATTAAATTAGCTCAAGAAGCTAAAACAGAAGCGCAACAAATGTTGTCGAGCCTTAACCCAACTGCCTCGCCTGGTCGTGCCGCAGTTATGGGACGGCCTGAAGTGCCTGCACAGGCAGCAACATCATTTAAGCCAATGGGCGCTGACTATGAGGACAATCCGAATCTGCAAACAGCACCGTCCGGCAACGTAGAAACGCCTGCTGTGCCGTATCAGCCCGCTATAGCACCGCAAGCTGCTATTGCGCCAACAAGCGGTGCGCCATTAGACCCAGAGCAAAAACGGCAACGACTTGTTCAAATGATGATGAGTCAAAATCCGTATATTGCGCCAGTTGCTAAATTGGAATACGAGCAATTAAGCAAACAAGAAACTGGGCCATTGGCTGAATACCGTCTTGCGGTGCAGCAAGGTTACAAAGGCACAATTGATCAATACAAGACGCAGCAAGCACAAGCAGGGCGTTCTATTACAAACGTCAGTATGCCTACGTCTATGGCTCCAATGTACGTTCGTAACCGTGTTACGGGCAAAATGGAATATGTGCAGCCTAATAACCGTGGCACGTTTGATTTGTCTAACTACGAGCCTGCGCCTACTGAAACAAGTTTTGCTCAGAAATTAAAAGACGCAGGAATTACTCCTGATAATCCACGCTTTAAAGAACTTGCTGAAGCATTAATTAATAAAGAATTGCTTGTTACATCTCAGCCTGGACAAATTAATACAACTGGTACTACGCCAATACCTGGTTTTGTGCCAAAAGTTAGTGAAGGCGGTTCATTAAATCCATCAAATATTGATGCGAAAGGCAATTTAATTGTTACGGCTACGCCTGGCGCAGCAAAGACTGCCGCTGATTATGCGGGAACAGTTGCAGGCGCTGAAGCAGGCGGCAAAGTAGCAGGAACTTCACAAGCTCAAGCAACAATTGATTTACCAAAAGTTGTAGATAACGCACAAACAGCAATTCAAAACGTGCAAGAATTGTTAACGCATCCTGGTTTTAAATCATCTGTTGGTATGGGGATACCTGGTGCAAAATATATACCTGGTACACCACAAGCAGATTTTCGTTCTAGACTGGATCAAGTTCAAGGTGGCGCATTTCTTACCGCTATTGATACATTGCGTGGAACAGGTGCAATTACTGAAGTTGAAGGCACAAAAGCTACAGCAGCTAAAAATCGTATGTCTACGGCAACATCTGAAGCTGAATTTAATAAAGCAGCTAAAGACTATTTGGATATTATTGAGCAAGGCGTTAAGCAAACATACGGCAAAGCCGGTAAAACTTATGCGCCATTGCAACGAGGGTCTGCGCCTAAAACTATCAATTACGGGGATTTACCTAAATAATGGACGTTACGCTACCTGATGGTACGGTCATTAAAGACGTACCCGACAATATTACAAAGACAGAGCTAAACGCAAAATTAAAAGCCAATGGTTTGGATATGGCAAAGTATGAGCCGACCATTGGGCAAGAAATTCTTGCATCACCAGCGGGTCGGTTTATAAGCGGCGCAGGCGAGTTTATTGACGCAGGCGCTCAATTATTGCCAAGAGCATTGTCTACCGTATCATCATTGGGTGGGCTTAATCCCAATCCAGTTAGCAATTGGCTTGACAGACAAGCCGCAGGCGTTGACGAAGGTATCGCAAAAAGAAAAGCAGAAATGGATGCCGCTAAGTTAGCGACAAACTTTCAAGGTGCAGATATTTCAAGATTTGCTGGCAATGCAATGAGTTTGCCAAATTTAGCGTTGATGAAACATCTTGCGCCAATGGCTAAAACCATTCCTGCATTGATGGAGGCTGGCGGTTACATGGGGTTGACGGGTGGCGCTTTAACTCCCGTTACCGAAAATACTGATAATTTTGCCGGTCAAAAAGCCATTCAAACAGGCGCTGGTGGTGTTTTTGGTGCGGCATTAGCACCAGTCGGTCAAGTGCTTGGTCGTGGTTATGAGCTTGCTAAAGCATTGGCTCAACCATTTACAGAATCTGGCAAAAAAGCAATTATTGGTTCAAATTTGCGTGGTCAAATTAGACCAAGCGACATTGGTGATGTTGTAAACCGGCTAGATCAAGCGCAAGGATTAGTGCCAGGCTCTCAACCCACAGTTGGCGAAATTTCAGAAAGCGGTGGATTAGAAGCATTACAACGTCAAGCCGCATCAAAATATCCTCAAGTGTTTGCACCTAGAGAGGCTGCAAATGTGCAAGCCAGACGTGAGGCAATTGGTGAAATTGCGGGTGATGTAGGTAAAAAAGAACTGTTTGAAACAGCAAGAGCAGACGCTGCTGATTTGCTTTATAAACAAGCATACAAACAAACGTTGAATGTAAATCGTGATCCAGTTACCGGCAAAATGTTGCCCAAAGCAGATCGTGATGCGGCAAACGCTGAAATTGCAGATTTGTTAGATACGCCTGCTATTCAACAAGCAATGAAAGATGCTGTTATTTTGGCGAAAAATGAACGGATTGATATTAAAGACCCAAAAGGTTCAATTCAGGGTCTTGATTACACAAAGCGTGCATTAGACAAGCAAATTGCAACTGCCGAAGGTGACAACGAAAAGCGCATTTTGATGGGTGTTAAAGAAAGGCTTATGTCTTTCTTGCAACGTCAAAGCCCAAAGTATGCAGAGGCCGTTGCAACTTATGCAGAAGGTAGCAAACCTTTAAATCAAATGGCTGTTGGCGAATACTTAAAAAATAAGTTAGTGCCTGCCGTTGGTGAAGAAGGCAACTTACTTAGAGAAAACATTGGTTCATTTACTGAGGCATTGAGAAACCCAAATACGCCAAAATTAGCGACTGGATTTGGCGGTAATGATTTAGAACAATTATTTGCAAGTAGCCCTGAACAATTGCAAACGTTGAAAAACATTGCAACTGAATTAGCACGAAAAAGTAACGCACAAGATTATGGTCGGAGCGTGGGATCAAATACGTTTCAAAACCTTGCAATGGCAAATATTGCACAAAAAACAGGTTTGCCTTTTGGTTTAGTCAATATGCCTTATCTTGGCGCACCGGCTAGAAAAATTTATGAAAACGCAACTGAAACGATGCAACAACAGTTAGCCCAGGCTTTACTTGATCCAAAAGCAACGGCACAGTTAATTGCTCAAGCAGCACCATCTGAGCGAGGTCGATTAATGGCAGCTGCTTTACGAGGTCAATTAACTCCTGCAATGTTTGGTGCGCCAACAACCGAATTAATGAACCAATAAGAGGTAATCAATGAGCTATAACGGCAGCGGTACATTTGTAATCAACTCAACTGGTCAGCCAGTTGTCACAGGCACAGTCATTTCATCAACAGCGTTTAATGCGCTGACTGCTGATTTAGCTACTGGCCTATCGACTGCTTTGACCAAAGACGGTCAAACGACACCGACAGCCAATCTTCCGATGGGAACTTTTAAGTTCACAGGGCTAAGTGCGGGATCGGCAGCAACTGATTCTGCAAATATTGCACAAGTGCAAAACTCGTTTGGATCGTTTTTGACGGTATCGGGAACAGACACGATTACAGCAACTGTTAGCCCAGCGTTGACCGCATACGGATCTGGTCAAATGTTTGCGTTTGTTGCAGCTAATACGAACACAGGTGCGGTAACAATTAACATCAGTTCGTTAGGCGCAAAAGCTATTACTAAAACTGGTAACACCGCATTAGTAGCCGGTGATTTAACTGCAAATTACCTGTTTGTTATTGTCTACGACGGTACGCAATTTCAAGTTGTTGGCGTATCTGCAACGACATTTACAAACTTGACGATTAGCGGTGTTTTAACGCTTTCAGGCGCAGGCGTTCAGTTAACTAGTTCAGGGACTGGCGCATGGAAAATGCCTGTTGGTACAACAGCGCAACGTCCAACAGGTGCATCTGGCTTAATTCGTCAAAACTCTACAACGGGTAATCCTGAGTGGTATGACGTTACAAGTTCGCAATGGTTACAATTTACGCAAGCTGCTGGGTATTCGGTTGATTACCTTGCTGTGGCGGGTGGGGCATCTGGTGCTGCTACTGGCGCATCAAGTGCGGGTTCATCGGGCGGTGGCGGTGCTGGTGGTTTACTGACTAGCACAACAACATTAAGTTCAGGCATTGCTTACACAATTACAGTAGGCGCAGGTGGTGCTGCAATTTCATCAAGCGCAGACGTTAAAGGAAATTCGGGTTCAAATTCTAGTATTGCTTCGCTTGCAATTGCGATTGGTGGTGGTGCGGGTGGTGCTGGCGGTTCATTTTCACCATCGTCTGGTGGTTCTGGCGGTGGGGCGGGAACAACTTTAACTGGGGGCGCTGGCACTACTGGTCAAGGTTACTCTGGTGGCAACGGCGCAACAAATGGTTCGGGTGGCGGTGGAGGTGCTAGTGCGTCCGGTACAAGCGCCTCTGGCAATACTGGTGGTGCTGGCGGTGCAGGGGCATCAAATAGTATTAGCGGCTCTGCGGTCACTTATGCTGGGGGCGGCGGCGCAGGTGCAAGTGCTACAGCTTCTGCGGGTGCAGGTGGATCAGGCGGCGGCGGTGCTGGAGGTGCAAACCTTGGAAATGGAACAAACGGAACGGCTAACACAGGTGGTGGTGGTGGCGCTTCTGGTTCAGGCGCTGGCACTACAGTAACGTCAGGTTCTGGCGGCTCAGGCATTGTTATTATTAGATACCTCGGCAGTCAGCGTGGCACAGGCGGTACGGTGACATCATCGGGCGGCTATACAATCCACACCTTTACATCGTCTAGTACATATACCGCATAAGGATCATCATGGGACATTTTGCAAAAGTAGTAGATGGTAAAGTAACGCAAGTTATTGTTGCAGAGCCTGAGTTTTTTGACACATTTGTGGATTCAAGCCCTGGCACATGGTTGCAGACTTCATACAACACGCTTGGTAACAAACATTTAAAAGGCGGCACACCTTTGCGTGGCAATTATGCAGGCATTGGTTACACCTACGACCCCGTAGCAGACGTTTTCTACTCACCTCAGCCTTACGCATCATGGGTAATCAGCCCACTAACTTTTTTGTGGGAAGCGCCAGTTGCAATGCCAAAAACTGGTGGCCCGTATGATTGGGACGAGGCTACACAATCATGGGTAGAAGTTGTTTAACTTTATTGCCATACTGTTTCTTTCGCCATTGATACTGCTTTGCAGCGTGTGGCTTATCCCGTGGGCAATCTTTGCAATGTTTAAGGGTAAATAATGGATTGGCAAAATCTCATCAATATAGGTGCTGGCGCCGGTTTGGGCGTTGTGGGTTGGTTCGCTCGCCAGTTGTGGGATTCTGTCAAAGAATTAAAGTCTGACATTGCAGACTTAAAACTTCATGTGAGCGATGCCTACGTTAAAAAGTCAGAAATGGAAACGCTTAAATCAGAGATGGATAAGCGGTTTGATCGTGTTGAAATGTTGCTTGACCGTTTGTTCGATAAACTTGAATCAAAGGTAGACAAATGATTGATTACTTAAAATCAGAGTGGCAAGCTTTTACAGCGTGGTTGTGGCGCATGGTGGCTAAGTTCTAATGGATAGGTGGAAGAATCGACGCAGAATGGCGTGGTTGTCTATGCTTGCTGCTTTGGTTTTTCCTCTGCTTATCTTAGTATCTGAGTCCCCTACGCTTGGCACTATAGCCATGCCGTTCTATATCTTTGTCAGCGCCGTTGTAGGCTCATATATGGGCTTTGCAACAATAGATGACAACAACTTTAGAGGGCATTGATGTTCCCAATATTTCCTAGTGCTTTGTGGATGAAAATTGGTGCAATTCTTGCGCTTTGTGCGCTAATGTACTTTTTGGGGTGGAACAATGAACACAAGAAATTCGTTGCTTTTCAGGCTGAGATTGCTGCATTGGGTAAAGCACAGGAAACAATTAACGCTGCAAAGGTGAAAGAGCATGAAACTATATCGGCTTCAATCTCAAATCAATATGAAGCTCGTCTGTCTGCTGTTCATAATTATTACGCTGACAGGGTGCAGCCAAATCCCAGTAGCGGTAACTTGCCCACCGTTCCCAAGCCCACCAGTTGCCCTAATGCAACCCCCACCAACACAGAATTTATTAGACAATGCGCTGAAACGACCTTAATGTTGACCGAATTGCAAAACTGGGTGCGAAGTATCAAATGACTGTTGCTGACCGTATAACCATAATTTGTTGCGTGTCCCTCGCTGTTGTATTGCTGTCAACGGTGGTTGTGGTCTTAATTGGATTGTTCGACCCGTTGGTTGATAACGCTGAAATTTTTAAATTGATTAACCCAGCCTTTAATATGATTGTTGGGGCTTTCGTAGGCACTATAGCCGGTATAAAAATAGGAAAAGACGATGCAAAGTGATTGGCAAAAATCGTTTGAGTTAATGCTCAAGTCAGAAGGTGGTTACGTTAACAATCCCGCTGACCCAGGTGGTATGACTAACCTTGGCGTAACCAAGGCAACGTGGGAAAACTGGGTTGGTCGTGCGTCTGACGAGGCAGAAATGCGTGGACTTACGCCTGAAAAGGTTGAGCCGCTATACAAAAAGAAGTATTGGGACGCTGTGCGTGGTGACGAGCTGCCCGCGGGGATTTCATACCTTTGCTTTGATTTCGCCGTGAACGCTGGTGCGGGTCGTTCGATAAAGACCCTCCAGACCGCTGTGGGTGTTACTCCAGACGGTGGGTTTGGGCCGATGACAATGGCAGCTGTGCAGGCTGTTGACCCTGTTGATCTAATTGAGCGATTTAGCCAAGCCAAAGAGGACTTCTATCGGTCTTTGACTACCTTTGCAACGTTTGGCAAAGGATGGCTAAATCGGGTCGCTGACGTTAAGGTAAAGGCTACTTCGATGTTGGCTTAAATTGCCTATCGCAGTACACACAAAGCCCGTCACGCAACGTTGTACAAACTTGACCGCAGCCATCACAGACAAACTCTTTTGGGTAATTTGTTGGGCGTGACCAACGAACCCAAAGAGCTGTAGCAACCAATGCGGCAGCAGAGCAATAAAATATAAACATCCAGTCCCAGATCGTCATCACCAGCCTCCCACACCCATGAGTACCGTTTGCTCTTGTTCGGCTCTCTGAGCGGCTATACGCATGGCTGGCGATAGCTTGTAAGCAGGCCTGTCAAACCTGTCGATCTTCTTTTCAATGTGGGTTAGGTATTTCTCAAGCAACGCACGTTCGCCAGTCGGCGCAATGTTTCCAAGTTCTGACGCACACATTGCAAGCATTGCGTCACGGGAGTCTGGTAACAAGCCTTTATGCCTAAGTTTGTCAGCCGCAGCTAAATATAAGTTAGATAGTTTCATTATCAATTCCTTGCGTTAATTGCATCTTCACATTCTCTAGCCATTGCTGGGGAAACGTTTTGCATAACAATATCAATACAAGCTTTACGTTCTCGCAATATTTGCTGTTCCATGTATTTAATTGGAACAGTACCAAATTGACTTGGTTGATTTTCAGGATCAGTTATAGCTTGCAAAATACTTTTTAATTGATCGGTTCTAATATGGTTTTCAAATTCTGTAACATTTACGTTAAACCCAGTTGAGTTATGCAGATCACGGCGCAGAGCAACAATTTCTTCTGCATATTTAAGCATTCCCTCGGTTAATGATTGATTGGATGCTTGTAATTGACGAATGTATTCAGCTGCCTCAGTTTGTTCTTGATGCGTCATAAAAAACCCATTTTCTAAGTTTCTCAGAATTTGTTTCGGGCTAAGTGGGTTCATTTATGTGTCCTGTCTAAAGCGTAAAGGGCGGTATAAAGATGCGGATGCGTTGTGTCGTTAATCAACACACCTTTGTCCCCGATGTATCCTGTGGGCTTTAATTTAGCTAGATTGTCAGCAGCCTGGCGAAACGCACAAGGGTTGTATTCAGCGTTGCAGCGACCACCGCAAGCTTCTTTAAACAGATGGATATAGTCGGTCTTGTTCATAAGCGCAGTCCAAACGGGTTATGAGCGTGTTTAACAACTAGGTTTTCGTAATTATCTGAAGATTCTGTAGCAGTCGGTGCTTGTCGAATAGTGACATAAACACAAGGTGAGCCACGCCTACCATCCCCACGTTTCTCGATCTTGTTGTTGCGCTGAAGTTTGGCAAGTTGAGTGTAGATGCTGATCTTTTCAAGGCCACAGTAATCAGCAATATCAACTGTTGTTTTAGGCTCGATGCAATACCGCAATATCTTTTGTTCTGTTGACATATATTCCCTTTAAAAGGATACATTAAGCTATCTAAACACAACATTCAAGAAGTATTAACTAAGTGATAACCCTTACTCTGTTTATTTTAAATATAGTTCCCCTACCCTTATACCCACCCACCGTAGTAGTTGAGGATAAATCCTTTACGACAGACCTGTGCGTTGTAACGCTTATGGCAGGCATCTCACCCCACCCGTAGATTCCCTAAATTACTAGCAGTCCTTGCAAGCAATAAAGATCAACACCTACAGTAAATGGTTTTACTAGATTTCTCTAGTCTGTCTATATCCTGTTCGATTTCTCTACGTTCGATTTCTCTACTAGGGCGTGCGGGTCACACGGGATAAAGCTATATAACAAATGTATAACTGACCTAAACGGGTACGAGCGGTCACTCTATTAGCTAATGCGCCCTGACAGTTATCTTTAAAAACAAAAAAGCCGTTGTAGTTAGTGTCCGGTGATGGAATCCTTGCGGATCATCTCTTGCGAGATCAGACACTAGCTATAACGGCTTCATTATCCATCACGATAACAATTCAATTCTGCCACCGTCTTTCCGATGTGTCAAGGTCTAAAGCTAACCTGATGAAACACGACCCTTATCATTGATGAGTTTCTGCTTGCTAAAGGCTTAATCAGTCTAATGTAATTCTGGCCAGATTTGTTGCCAGTTGGTAACCATTTTACGATTCCATTTACCGTCTGATTTTTTTTCAAGCTCGGCGGCAATTCGCAAGAGTTGGTGACCAGGCAATCCGTTGTTTCGCCATTGACTGACGGCAGCTGGAGTAACGCGACACATCTTAGCTACGACAAACGTGCCGCCCAAACAATCGATGATTTCTGTTGTATTCATGTAGCAATCTTAACATGACTGTTTCTATTTTCCGAATCTATTTGACGAATCTGTTTAGTTGGCTTAATATCTATCTTACTGACATACCCGTCAGGACAACATACAGGTGCATAAATGAAAGAACTAGCAAAAGCATTAGTCACGGCTCAGGCAGCAATGTCACACGCAGCCAAAGATAGTAAAAACCCACATTTTAAATCTGCATACTCAAGTCTGGCATCAGTCATTGACGCTGTTAGACCGCATTTGTCTGCAAACGGATTAGCTGTTGTACAAAAAACACACGATGCCGAAGGTGGTGTTTGTGTGGAAACCGTGATTATTCACGAATCAGGTCAAGAAATGTCATTTGGCAAATTGTTTGTGCCTGCAAGCAAACACGACAGTCAAGGTTTCGGTTCAGCTTTAAGCTACGCAAAGAGGTACTCAATCCAAACAGCCATGTGCGTTGCCTCGGCTGACGATGATGGTGAATCTGCCGTTAAATCAGCGCCACCAAAGGTTGAGAAACCTAAAGGCATAGATATGGATGCAACTGTTGACCAAATGGCGGCAGCGGTCAGCTATGAAAGCCTGAAGGACATATTTAGACTGGCTTGGACACAATGCCTGAAAGAACAACAGCCCGTCTTGAAAGCGATGTATGACGGAATTAAAGCAAACTGGGAACAACAATAATGGCAAACGATCTTAACCGCTGCGAGTTCATTGGGCGCTTGGGCAAAGACCCTGAAGTACGTTACACCGCTGATTCCAACGCAATCTGTAATTTCTCTATTGCTGTCGGCTACAAGACCGCAACGAAAGAAACGACAGAATGGGTCAGGATCACAGCGTTTGGCAAGTTGGCAGGAATATGTGCCGACTACTTAAAGAAAGGCTCACAGGTCTTTGTAGCGGGTCGTATGACTACTCGCAAGTGGCAAAACAAAGATGGCGTGGATCAATACACAACTGAGGTGGTTGCTGACCAAATGCAGATGCTTGGTGGTCGGCCTGCTGAAGATGCACCGCCAGTTGCTGCGCCTGCCAAACCAAAATCTGACGCTTACAGGTCAATCAAAGAGGGAATTGTTGTGCCTCTTGATGAAATGATCGACGATGTGCCGTTCTGATGACGCAGACGGAGGAGGCAATACTTATTTCTTGGCGTATCCAGCAATGGTACGAAGGCATGGTCTTAGACGCTAGGGCCATGCAAGACTTACAAGATGCAATCGAGATGCTTAAACAACTAGCTAAACAGGTGCAAGTCAAGTAGCGTAAAATATAACAAAGGCTACCCTTAGCGGGGGAAAAGATGATTCGTTACCATTCTGCCTTTGTTTCTCAGTAACGATTTCCACCGTAACGGGGTGCGATCATGATTGCTCAAGACGTTTTACTTCAATTATTTGATTACAAAGATGGCAAATTGCTGCACAAAATAACGCACAAAAATAGCGTTAAAGCGGGGTCTGTTGTAGGTACAAAAGACAAAGATGGTTATCTTAAAACTTTAATTAAAAGAAAACCTTACAGAGTGCATCGTCTTATTTGGGTTATGCATTACGGATACGAGCCAAAAATTTTGGATCATATCAATTGCATACCTGATGACAATCGAATTGAAAATTTAAGAGAAGCGACTCATTCGCAAAATAACTTAAATCGAAATATGCACCGAAGAAACAAAAGTGGATTTAAAGGCGTTTCTTTTGTTGCACAAAGGCAATTGTACCGAGCAAGCATATTTATAAACGGCATAAAGTACGTTTTTGGTCATTACAAAACAGCTGAAGAAGCGTATGCAATTTATTGTCAAGAAGTTAAAAATCGTTGTGGTCAATTTGGGAGAATTTAATGTTAATTAAAACAAACGAAAAAGAAGGCGGTCACTTTTACGCAGCTGACGGTTCACCAGCGTACAAAATCATTGGCAAGAACGGCAAAGAACGCAACACAACGGTTCGTGACGCACGGGAACTCAATTTAGTACCGTCGGTAACTACGGTTTTGGGATTGGTTGCCAAACCTGGCTTATCAAACTGGTTGCAACAACAAGTATTACTGGCTGCGCTGACGTTGCCACGCATTGCCGGCGAAACCGAAGAAAACTGGTTAGAGCGAGTAATGTCAGACAGTAAGTCTACAGGCCGTGACGCTATGGATCGTGGCACACAAATGCATGGGGTGCTTGAGCGTTTTTACCGTGGCGAACAAGACGATTACCCTGTTTATGTTAACCAGGTTGATGCGTCGATCAGAATCCACTTTGGGCATGACCAAACTTGGGAGGCAGAACGTTCGTTTGCATATGAAGGGTTTGGTGGCAAAGTTGATTTGATTGCTGAAAACATCGTGATCGACTTTAAGAGCAAGGATAAGCTCGACAAGGTTGTGCCGTACCACGAACAAATCATGCAATTGTCTGCTTACCGTGTTGGCCTTGGCAAGCCCACAGCCAGATGCGCTAACGTGTTCTTTACTGCTGAAGGCGATGTGAAACTGATCGAACATTCAGAGGATGATTTAGCCTCTGCATGGGATTGTTTTCAGTATTTACTAGCGTTTTACAAACGTAAAAACAACCTATAATAAATTGTCGGTGTTGTTCACTCCTTGTTCCATCGACCGCCCCGTAATTGGGGCGTTTTGTTGTAAAAATCCAAATAAATTAAAAATAATTGCAAAACTAGGGTTAACACTTATGCAATTACTGTTTAGATAGCTTAATATTAGTTATCGCAACAGGCGATCAACTACGATAAAAGGTGCATAAAATGAAATACAACACAGATTATTTTGATGGTTATTTAGCAGACAGATTTTATTGCGTTCACGTTGCTTGCACCTATGTTTGGTTTGAAACGCATGACGATGTGCTTGCTTTTCAAAAATCAGATTCTTTTGATCCCCGCATGACTATTACCACTCCCGCAAATTCACACAAATAAATTCTTGGGGCGCAAGCCCCATTACTACGACAAAAGGTACATAAATGAAATACTCATACATCCAAATGACAGACGAAGGCAAGCGCCAATTGATGCGTGAACTTAGCCGTGAGCTGACCGACAAAAAGATTGCAGAGCTTATGGATCAATTTGCAGATGGCGTAAAAACAGACAGTAATGGCGAACCGTACATCAAAATTGATGCTGATGACGTATTGTGCTGCGCTGTGCCAATGTACACACACTTCATTGACGTTAACCATATTGAAACCGTGACAGCTAACGAGGAAGATTATGAATAAGCGTAACTGGCCTTACGGCACAGACATGAGCAAACCTAACTGGACGGGTCGCACGACTCGACAGATGCGTGATTACAAACGACCTGATGACCGTATACCACCAGTTGCATGGGTGATGGGATTGCTGGCTTTGGCGTTGGTGTTTGGTTTCTTTCCACTTTTAAGCCTGGTGATGCAATGAACGAGAAATTAAAAGAATTTGCCGCACAAGCAGGTTTTAATTTGTCTTGGGATTATCACTGCGATGAGTACGAACTTGAACAATTTGCCGAACTTGTACGCCAAGACGAGCGTGACAATTTATATGCTAAAGAAATGGAACAACCTACTCCAAATCAATTTGGTACATTTTCAATTACGGTAAAAACATTTAGTGAAAATGCTTATCCTCTTGAGTTAGATATTGAATTGCTGTGGGCAGTAAACAGTGCAGACATTGCGGCTTTAGAAGATGCAAAAGCAACATTTGAAATTTTAAAATATAAAGCCCCGCTTAAATATCAATCTATGATTTATCAATCACTTGCTTTAATTAGTAAAGCATTAGGAATGAGTCATAGCGACGCATTTCAACGAATCATTGACAAAGCAAGGGGCGATGAATGAACCAAGTCGCTAGAAACACCGATCCCATAACAAGTTGGGCTGCTGCTGACTCTGCAAAGTCTTTAGCGGCTCAACACGCCACGATAATCATTCAAGCCTTATGCAAGTATGGGGCAATGGGGAAAGACGGCATAGCGCAGATTACAGGACTCGATGGCAATCAGGTTGCTAGGCGGCTTAGTGAGTTAGAACGCAATCATGAAATTCTGCTAACTGGTCGCAACGTACAAAGCAAATCTGGTCGAGCAGAACGGGAATGGAAGGTTATGCCAAAACAGATGGATTTGATATGACCGACTACTCACCCCATCCTGCAATCGAGTACATTTGGGACAACGCACCTCATTACGCTAAGGCCAAGGGCGAACTGGCGCAACTGGAGGCGTTTAAGTCAAGCCTAAAGGCTATTCTAATGAAGAAATCAGGAGAATCTGCTGTAACTGCCCAAGAGCGCGAGGCATATGCTCATCCTGATTATCAAAACCTGTGTGTTGCAATCGGCGCAGCAACTGAGAAAGCCGAGTTGTTAAAGTGGCGGTTAACGAGCGCACAACTACGATTCGATGCTTGGCGTACAGAGCAGGCCAGTAACCGTCAAATCGAGAAATTAACTAAGTGACAAAAGCACAACGTAAGCATTACGAAAAACTTGCAGAACTTGGATGCTCGTTGTGCCGACACTTGGGATATGGGGAAACACCAGCCCATATTCATCACATTAGACGATTAGGAATGAAACGTGAAAATGCGCCGGTTATACCGTTATGCCCAAATCATCATACCGGCAATGATGGGGTACACGGACTGGGCAAAAAGGCGTTTGCTCAAAAATATGGGATTACAGAAGAAGATTTATTAGCCCAAACAGAAGCGTTATTATGAAACTTTTTAAACGATTTACGTTTGAAGCGGCTCACTCTTTACCGGATTACCCAGAAATACACGGTCATTCTTATCATGTTGAAGTTTGGGTACAAGGCAATGCTGTAGATGGGTATGTCATTCGAGAGTCTGAACTTGAAAAAGAATGTTTATTTGTTAAATCAATTTTTGATCATAAAAATTTAGATAATTTGTTTGATTTACCAACAAGTGAAAATATAGCAAGGGAAATTTGGATTTTACTTAAGCATTTAAGATTATTTGAAATCAGAGTTGAGCGACCATCAATCGGTCTGGGTGCGGTTTACAACGGTGAATTTGAATGATTCATTATCATGGCTTGCCAATTACACCTGGTACTGCGGCAGCGTTAGCAATTACAACAGGCCATGCCTTTATAAGTTACGCCCATCCTGAACAATTGCCGATTGCTATTGAGGTTTGTCAAAGTTTTGCCGTAGACAATGGGGCATTTAGCGCATGGAAAAAAGGCAAACCGATATTAGATTGGTCGGGTTACTACGAATGGGCAGCAAAAGCTAAACTCGTCCCGTCCTGTGACTTTGCGGTGATTCCTGACGTAATTGACGGGAATGAGGCCGATAACGATGCATTATTAGCCGAATGGTCATTGCCTAAATGGTTTGGCGCACCAGTTTGGCATATGCATGAATCATTTGATCGGTTACAACGGTTAGCAAATGATTATCCAAGGGTTTGTTTAGGCAGTAGCGGCAATTACGCAACAATCGGCACACAACAATGGTGGCAACGTATCGCCCAGGCTATGCGGGTGATCTGCAATGATGACGGTCAGCCATTAGTAAAGTTGCACGGCCTGCGGATGTTAAACCCTGAAGTATTTACAAAGCTACCATTTGCGTCAGCTGACAGCACAAACATTGGCAGGAATATCGGAATAGACCAATCTTGGAAGGGTAACTATATGCCACCAAGCAAAGAAGTCAGGGCGCAAGTGATGAGAGCTAGAATTGAGTCGCACAATGCACCGGCCCGATGGAATTTCTTTGTGCCGGAACAATTGCAACACTCACTTATATGATTGCTACCCTGCAACTACCGATACCGCCAAGTGTAAACACTTACTGGCGCAATTTTAGAGGCAGGACAATACTTAGTCAGGGTGGGCGAGATTACAAACAAGCGGTGCAAGAGTACGTTACGGTCAACGAAGTGCCTAGTTTTGGCTCAAACAGGCTTATGGCGATCATTACTATCTTTCCAAGGGATAGGCGCAGCATTGACCTAGACAACAGGCTAAAAGGCTTATTTGACGCTTTGCAGGATGCAGGCGTGTTTGACGATGACGGACAGTTTGACAAAATAGAGATTGCAAGGGGGTCGATTAAATCAGGCGGCGGTTGTACAATTGTGATAGCTACCCTATGAGGTCACTATGGACTATCCTGCCGTATTTGTCTCAACCTTGTTCCATAGCGGGACAAACGCACATTTCATGCACTTGCAAACAGACTCTTATGCCAAACATAAAGCGTTGCAAAAATACTACGAAGGCATTATTGACCTAGTTGATACTTGGGCAGAAAGTTATCAAGGGGCTTACGAGCAAATCAAAAGCTATCCAAAAGATTTTCATCTAGCGACAGACCCAGTTAAATACATCACAAGCGTCAAAGCATTTGTAAAGGACATTCGTGATGAATTGCCTAAAGACACAAATCTACAAAACCAAATCGACGAAATTGCGGCTTTGATTGATTCAACCCTTTATAAACTAAAGGCGTTCAAATGAGCAAACATGGACTATATGCGGCAATTCTTGCCAAACAAGAACGCATCAAAGCAGGCAGCGGCGAAAAGATGAGAAAGCCAGGTGATCCAGGCGCACCCACGGCTAAAGACTTTAAAGAATCAGCCAAGACTGCCAAGGACAATAAGAAATGACAGCGGCTTGGCAACGCAAAGAGGGGCAAAACCCTGCTGGCGGTCTAAATGCCAAAGGTCGAGCGAGTGCCAAAGCAGAGGGCATGAACCTCAAGCCACCAGTCAAGTCAGGTGATAACCCACGCAGAGCCAGTTTTCTCGCACGCATGGGAAATATGCCAGGGCCAATGGAAAAAGACGGAAAACCTACTAGGTTAGCTTTAGCCTTAAAAGCATGGGGCGCATCAAGCAAAGAAGATGCAAGGGCAAAAGCTAAGAATATTAGCGAACGCAATAAGTAAGCTAAACTCAACCAATCTTAAATCTAAGACCATTGAGAAAAGATATGGAAATCAGCAAAGTAGTGAAGTCTGGTGTGCGACCTAAACCACCCGCAGCAGGGATCGGCAGAAAGAAAGGTAGTGTCAACAAGGCTACAAAAGCTTTTAGAGATACCGTTACAGCCTTGCTTGAGAACAACGCTGATAACGTTGGCAAGTGGCTAGAAACCGTTGCCCACGGTGATGGCGATCAAGTTAAACCAGACCCAAAGGGTGCTTTGACGCTTATTGCTCAATTAGCAGAGTTTGCCTCACCTAAACTTGCACGAACCGAACATAGTGGCGTGGATAACAGTCCGATTGAACTGATTGTGAAATGGCAAGACGAGTAGAAACAATCCCGTATAAACCACGGGCTGCGTTTAAACCGTTTCACAACCGCACCAAACGTTGGGCTTGCCTAGTTGCGCACCGTCGAGCAGGCAAGACTGTTGCAGCAATTAACGACATTATTCGTGCCGCACTTATGTGCAAGACTGAAAGCCCGCTATTTGCGTACATCGCACCGTTTCGCAGCCAGGCTAAAAGCGTAGTTTGGGATTATCTCAAACACTTTGCTCGACCAGTTCTTGCATCATCCAATGAGGCCGAGTTAACTATTGAGTTGATAACTGGCGGCAAGATACGCTTGTTTGGGGCTGACAACGCAGATGCTATGCGGGGATTGGGCTTTGATGGCGTGTTTATGGACGAATATGGTGACTTTAGACCTAGCGTTTGGGGTAACGTCATTCGTCCTACTTTGTCAGACAAGCAGGGTTGGGCTGTGTTTGCCGGTACGCCAAAGGGTAAGAACCAATTTTGGCAGATATTTGAAACAGCTAAGAAAACGCCTGACGAGTGGTTTCACCTTGTTTTAAAGGCTAGTGAATCTGGGCTGTTGCCTGACACAGAGCTACGAGCAGCTGCCGCACAGATCAGCGATGACCAATTTCTACAAGAGTACGAGTGTTCGTTTGAGGCGGCAATTCTTGGTGCTTTTTATGGCGAGGACATACGCAAGATCACAGATGCCGGTCAAGTTAGGCGTGTTGACTACGATCCGCACCTACCCACATACACGGCTTGGGACTTAGGCTATCGAGATGACACGGCTATTTGGTGGTATCAAGTCGTGCGTAACGAAATCCACATCATTGATTATTTTGCAATAAGTGGTGCAAACATTGCAGAAATAGCTAAAATAGTCGTAGAAAAGCCGTATAAATACGCAAAACATTACTTGCCGCATGACGCAAGGGCTAAAACACTAGCAGCAGCGGGTAAGTCAGTTATTGAGCAATTAAGTGAGTATCTAGGCATCAACAACATGGCTATCGTGCCTGACTTGTCGGTGCAAGATGGGATTCAGGCGGTCAGGCAAATGCTGCCAATGTGTTGGTTTGATGCTGAACGAACGCACGATGGGTTAGAGGCTTTAAGGCAATATCAGCGAGAATACGACGAGGACAAGAAGGCATTTAGGCAAACGCCCAGGCATGATTGGACAAGCCACCCAGCAGATGCATTTAGGATGTTGGCAATTGCTTGGAGGTTAGAGCCAAAGGTTAAGCCACCAGACGTTGAAAAACCGCTGATGGTTGGGCCTGAAAACACAGTTACATTGAATGATATGTGGGCAACCCACAAACCAACTAGGAGTAGCAGATTATGAGTGGCGTAGCAAATCCCTATCGTTATTTTTATGAACACGTTTCAGCAAGCCAAACCGCACAGGTTTTAGGTACAACTGGCGCAGTTGGTGATTATCTGCATCGTTTAATCATTACAGTAAACACGGCGTTGACTTCAGCCGTTCAGATCGTAGACGGAAGTGGTGCAGGCGTTTTGACACATACCATTCTGCCAAACGCTGTTGCTGGTGGCGTTGGTGTTTATAGTATTGAGATCAATGCTATTTCTGCAAATGGCGCTTGGAAAGTAACAACTGGCGCAGGCTCTGAAGTTATGGCGGTAGGTATTTTCACATAATGATCGTTGCATCAGTATTGCGTTCAGGCGGTGATTTCAAGCCTGAACACGTTTATGCGCTTGAAAAAATGTGCGCTAAATATTTGCCACCGCACAAGTTTGTGTGCCTGACAGATATGGAATTAGAGTGCGAAACCATCCCTTTGCTGCATGATTGGGTTGGTTGGTGGGCAAAGATGGAGTTGTTTCGGCTACCAAGTGCGCTGTACTTTGACTTAGATACCGTGTTGACTGGTGATTGTACGGCAATGATTGAGGCGGCAAAGCAGCACGATTTTGTGATTATGCGTGACGTTTACCGTGGTCAGTACAACCCAAAAGCCATGCAGAGCAGCATGATGTATTGGTCAAAGTATGTTGATTTGTATGACAAGTTTGCCGCATTGCAAATGTATGCTGCTGGTGGCGATCAGAGCTATATCGAACACCATATGCGGGACAAAGTGACGTACTGGCAGGACATTGCAGATGGGATTGTGAGCTTTAAGGCTGATGTGCTGCCCAAAGGGTTAGAGGATGCCAAGGTTGTGATATTCCACGGCAAACCTAGACCGTGGGAACAAACAAGGATACCGTATGAAATTGGTTGAAGGCTGGCAAGTTCCCGACATAGACGAGTGTTGCATTAACGCACTCTTGGTTGAGCTGCCAGACTTGAATGTGAGCTATACCCACTTGAACCAATTTCGCACAGTCATTCAGGCCGGTGGCAATATCGGTGTTTATCCCGCTACGATGGCGGGGCAATTTGAACGTGTGATTACAGTCGAGCCTGATACGGTCAATTATCAATATTTGTTACTGAATGTTTTTAACCACGACAACATTGAGCATCATTGGGCTGCATTTGGTGACAAACACGGCACAGCGTCAGTCGAGCATCCATACCCTGAGAACATTGGGGCGCACCAGTTAAAGGCCGGCAACAATATTAAGGTCATGCCAATTGATTCTTTAGAAGTAGATGATTGCGACTTTATTCAATTAGACATTGAAGGCTACGAGCATTTAGCTATATTGGGCGCTGAACAAACAATTAAGAGAACGTATCCAGTTATCACGCTAGAGCTTAAAGGCTTGGGCAGTCGTTATGGATACACCGACGAGGACACAATCGGATTACTCCAAAGTTGGGATTATGAGATTGTCGGGCGGGTTAACCGTGACGTAATTTTTGCGAGATACTAAGATGGAAGCATTGACTGGTGTTCAAAAGTGGCTGAATACGATCAGCCAATACGATAATGAATTTAAAAAGTGGGAAGGTCGCACCACTAAGATTGTTAAGCGTTACCGTGATGACAACCGCAATCAGAACACAAACGAAACCGCTAAATTCAATATTCTGTGGTCTAACGTACAGACGTTGATCCCTGCCGTGTACGCTCGATTGCCGAAAGCAGACGTTGCTAGGCGCTTTGGGGATAACGATCCAGTTGCCCGTGTTGCCGCACAACTTATTGAACGTGCCTTGGATTTTGAAATTGAGCATTACACCGATTTCAGATCGACAATGAAACACGCAGTTGAGGATAGGTTTTTGGGTGGTCGAGGCGTGGCATGGGTTCGGTACGAGCCGCACGTTCGGGCGCAAGACATTCCTGAAGATGGGCTGCAAGTAACTGAAGATGTGGACGAAGTTGACAGCGAAGGTCAACAAGTTAAGACAGCAATGCCTGGCATTGATGGCGCTTTGGGTGAGGAAGTCGAACCACAAGAAGAAATTGAGTACGAATGTGCGCCTACCGACTATGTGCATTGGAAGGACTTTGGTCATTCGGTTGCAAGAACATGGGAAGAAGTCACAAGCGTTTGGCGCTGGGTTTACATGACCAAAGAAAGCCTTGCCGAACGATTTGGCGAGGAAATGGCTAGAAAGATTCCATTGGATGCAGGGCCTGAAACGAATAAACAGTATTCGACCCAATCCAAAGATTTCACAAGAGCTAAAATTTGCGAAATTTGGGACAAAGAAAGCGGCAAGGTGTATTGGATCAGCAAGAGTTGCCCAGACATATTGGACGAACGTGACGATCCGCTAGAGCTTGAGAACTTCTTTCCATGCGCTAAACCGTTATACGCCACAATGACGAGCGACACGCTTGTGCCTGTGCCTGATTTTGTGCTTTATCAAGACCAAGCAACAGAGTTAGACATTCTGACTGATCGTATCGACGGGTTAGTTAAAGCGTTGCGTGTGCGTGGGGTCTATGACGCATCACAACCCACCTTGCAGCGTCTTTTGACTGAGGGCGATAACAACACACTTATTCCTGTTGATAAGTGGATGGCGTTCTCTGAGAAAGGCGGCTTAAAAGGGTCTATTGACTTGCTGCCGTTGGATACCCTGTCAAATGCTCTATTGCAATGCTATCGGGCAAGAGATGAAATTAAAAACCAAATCTATGAAATTACAGGTATTAGTGACATTGTTCGGGGACAAACAGCTGCCAGCGAAACAGCCACGGCACAACAGATTAAGGGTCAGTATGCAGGACTGCGCTTGCGCTCGATGCAAGAAGATGTTGCCCTGTTTGCGAGTGAGCTATTCCAGTTAAAAGCCCAAGTTATTTGCACTAAGTTTCAGCCCACAACGATCCTTATGTACGCTGCCGCACAAGGTATGCAGCCGGCAGATCAGACGCTGATTCCACAAGCCTTGCAGTTAATTCAAAGCAAGCCATTACGATCGTTCCGCATCCAAGTGGACTCGGACAGCCTGGTGCAAATTGACGAGAATCAAAACAAACGTGAGCGAGTCGAGTTTTTGCAAGCAATGGGTGGGTTCTTGACGCAAGCGTTGCCAATGGGTCAACAAGCGCCAGAGTTAGTGCCAATGCTTATTGAATTGGTTAAGTTTGGCGTTGGCGCATACAAGAAGGCAGCGCCAATTGAAGGCACAATTGACCAAGCGATGCAACAGTTGCAGATGAAACAACAGCAAATGGCAACGCAGCCACCACCACTTAATCCTGAAGTGGTTAAGATGCAAGCCGAACAACAGTTTGAGCAGATGAAGATGCAAGCTCAAGCCCAAAACGAACAAATGAAGATGCAGGCCACGGCGCAATCTGAACAACTTAGGGCGCAAGCCGATATTCAAGTTGCCCAAGCCAAAGCACAAGCAGATGTTCAGATGGCACAAATGAAATTGCAAGCCGAAACGCAATTAGAGGCGCAAAAGCAGCAATATATGCAGGCAATGGAACAAGCCAAGTTGCAAGCTGCTGAACAGTTAGAGAAATGGAAAACTGAGCTAGAGTCTGCAACCAAGATTATGGTGGCTAGGATTGGGGCGAACCCAGGCTTAGACTTGCCATTGCTTGAGGCTCAAGAGGCTGCAAGCACCAAGATTGCCGCAGAACTGGGTGACAATGTGACGCAAGCCATGAACCGCATGGTTCAGATGCACGACAACATGAGCAATATGCACAATATGGCAATGGATAAAATCAATGGCGTGATGACTGTTATTGCAGCGCCTAAGAAGATTATCCGTGGCGCAGACGGGAGAGCCGCTGGGGTTGAGCTTGCATGAACGGTTACTGGGACACCGGAACGTGGGGCGATGCGACATGGGATTATGTGCCTGTCATCGTCGAGATGGATATGCACGATGGCGGTAAACGCAAAAAAGAGGAAGAAGAACACCGCAGGGCAGAGGCAGCAAAGGCAAAAGCAAGACGGGACGAGGTTTTAGCGTTATTTGAGCAAATAGTAGAGGGTAAACCAAGGATTGCGGAGGAAATTGCAGAACCGTTTGTGATTGAAGCAACAGCGCAAGCGCCAGCGGTAATTAATTACGATGCAATGTTGGCTGATTTAGATCGAGTAAACAGAATTTATAACGAACACATAGAAATGGATGATGAGGACGTTTTAGCTCTGATATGAAAAAAACTTACATATACGTTAATGGTGAATTAGTCGAAAAAGGCTCAAAAGAGCATTACGAAAGCCTTGGCCCAATGGTGATGCCAGACATTCAACCCTACAAATCTATGATCGACGGTTCAATGATTACGAGCCGTTCGGTGCATCGTGACCATCTTAGGCAACACAATTGCATTGAAGTGGGCAACGAAAAGATGGAAACCAAATTGCCATCGCCAAAAGATACACGACGGGAAGTTATGCGGCAACAATTGGGCAACATGACACACAAGCAAGCAAATCAGATTCTTTCACAACTACGCCGTAAATTTACCTAAAGGGGTATGAATGGACAATACTGAACAGCCAGATCGTCGAGAATTACTGTCACAGCAGTTTGACGAGGTTCAGAATGAAACACCCGTCGAGGCAGTTAGGACTCAGCCCGAACCCGATCTTGAGCCACCGCCAGAACCACCCGTTTGGGAAAGACCGCCAGCATCGTGGAAGAAGGATTATCACGAAGCCTGGACAACCGCTGATCCAAAGCTAAAAGAATACGCTTGGAAACGTGAAGAAGAAATGAAAGCAGGGGTTCAACCTTTGCTTTCAAAAGCCCAATTTGCCGATCAAATGCAGCAGGCCATTGAGCCTTATATGCAAAACATTCGTGGGCTTGGCATTGAAGCACCGCAGGCGGTCAAAGCCTTGATGGAAGCTGATAATGTATTGCGCCACGGATCGCCACAACAGAAACAAGCATATTTTGCCCAACTAGCCCAACAGTATGGGATCAATATGGGCGAAGTGCAGATTCAACCGACTGATCCTAATTTTTACGCCATTCAAAACGAGCTTGCACAAGTTCGTGGCGAGGTGTTAAATTGGAAGCAACAGCAGGAAGCAGCACAGAATCAAGCACTTTTGAACGAAATTAGTGAATTTCAGACAAAAGCAGAGTATTTTGAGGAAGCACGTCCAACAATGATCCAACTGCTTAACAGCGGTGTGGCGAAGGACTTGGATGATGCGTATCAAAAAGCAATACGCCTAGATAACGACCTGTTTACGAAACATCAGCAAGCCTCACAGGGCGCAGCAGATGCAGCGAAACGGGAACAATCGAACAGGGCAGCGAAAGCAGCCAGGGCGGCAGCGGTCAGCGTTAAAAGTTCCACACCAGGGGCGGCAACGAGTACCAAAGCGCAAGATAGGCGTTCATTATTGTTAGAGCAATTTGACAATCTTAATGAGCGTTTTTGATAACCTAATCGGAGATTACTATGGCATTTGCCAATAGCTCGATCAGCGACATCATTGCGACTAACATTCAAAGCCGCACAGGTGAACTTGCTGATAACGTAACAAATAACAACGCTTTACTGCGCCGTTTGAAAGAACGTGGCAACGTAAAGACGTTTTCAGGCGGTAACGTGATTTTGCAAGAGATCATGTATAACGACTCAACAACCAACAACACCAACAGCTATTCAGGCTATGAAGTGTTGAACGTTTCGCAGAACAGCCCCATTTCGGCTGCTCAGTTCTCGATCACTCAATACGCATCGGCTGTTTCGATCAGCGGCTTGGAAATGATCCAAAACAGCGGCAAAGAAGCGATTATTGACTTGCTCGATGGTCGTATGAATGTGGCTGAAGCTCAGTTGGCTAACCGTATTTCGGGTGACATTTACCTTGATGGTACTGGCAACTCAGGCAAAAACATCACCGGCCTCGGTGCTGCAATTCCTGACGCACCAACAACCGGCACTTACGGCGGCATTAACCGTGCGACTTTTACGTTTTGGCAATCTGTTGCCTACTCAGGCGTGACCAACGGCGGCTCTGCTGTTTCGGCATCGAACATCCAAGCATACATGGATGCTCTAGCTGTTCAGTTGATTCGTGGAACTGACAAGCCTGATTTGATCGTTTGCGACAACAACTATTACAAATTGTATTTGCAATCGTTGCAGTCGATCCAACGCATCACAGACGGTGGCAATTCGTCAGCTGGCGCTGGTTTCGCATCGTTGAAATACTACGGCGCAGGTATGGCATCTGATGTGGTTTTGGACGGTGGTATCGGTTCAGCCGCAACAGCAAACCATATGTGGTTCTTGAACACTAAGTACATTATGTTCCGTCCACACGCTGATCGTAATTTCGTGCCAATCGGCGGCGAGCGTCAAGCAGTTAACCAAGACGCTATCGTTAAGCTCATCGGATTTGCCGGCAACCTCACATCTTCAGGCCCGCAATTCTGCGGCGTTCTGATCGCTTAAGGAAAACCATCATGGCATATACATTCGACGAACCTCGTGCAGGACTCCTGCAAATTGCTCAAACGGACTCTGGTATTACTACAGCAGGCGGCACAACTATCCCAACGCCCCCAGCTGTTTTAGGTACTATTGTTCGTGCATTTGATCCAACTTACGGCGAAGGCGAGTTCATCTTGCTGTTAGGCGTGGCATCAACTGTTGTTGGCTCGGTTGTGCGTTACAACGCTACAACTTACCAAACAACTTTGGTTGTCAACACCGCCGTTCAAGACGTGCCTGTTGCAGTCGCTATGGCGGCTACTACTGCGGGTCTTTATGGTTGGTATCAAATCGCTGGTAATGCAGTCATCAAGAAAACTGCTGTGACCGTTGCACCTAACGTCACTCTATTCTTGTCGGCTACAGCCGGTCGTGTAAAAGTCTTGGCATCTGCCGGCTTGCAAGTTGTTGCTGCTCGTTCAGCCAACCTGACAACCGTCACTTCTACGACTTCAACCATTACCGTTACCATCAACCGTCCACATCTCCAGTCACAGATCACCTAAATGATTGAAGCTGTACTTGATGTTGTAGGGAACACAGAGCCTGACGTTTTGTTGGGCAATGTGCAGCGATCCGTCAAAAGATCGCTGCCTTGGTTTGATTTTGACGAGTCACCCCAAGGCAGCGTCTGTCTTGTTGGTGGTGGGCCAAGTTTGGTTGACACGATTGACCAGTTGCGGCTACGCCACCAAAACGGCGCAAAAGTATGGGCGATGAACGGTTCTTACGATTACATGATTGGGCTAGGCATCGTACCTGATGTAATGGTGATGCT